AGGCATCCTTTGCTAAGTGGGCTTACTGTTCTACACCTACCTGGTTCACCACGGGTACAACTGCACAGGTGCGACAATATACGGGGTTGACAAGGGGTAATTTTGATGATAGTAGCTATGCTACAGGGAGGATATAGAGAAGATGAGTATGCATGATAAAGATTATAATCCTTCTGAACATCCAATAAAAGAATTATTCTATTGGGCTATATCTCCAATAGGATGGGTTGTCTTTGTTTTCCTTTTACTCTTGATCTAGAGGACTTAGTATGTTAGAAGATACTGAACAAGAAGAAGCACTGGCAACGCACCTGCACTGTCCTTGCGGTAATAGTTCAGACGCCTTTGCGCTATACCCTGACGGTCACGGCTACTGCTTCTCGCACGCTTGTAAGAATGAAAAGAAAAGATTTAGCAATAGTGAACTTACAAAGGAGTTACAAGAGATGCTAGAGCAGTACGGTGTAGGTGTCATTGATAAAGAAGAAGAGGATACATCAGAAGAAAGTACAGAGGAGTTCTCTTCTTCTGTCTCTCTTAACAAAGGCACCTTCTCAGAGATTAGTAAAAGAAAAATAACAAGGGACACCTGCAAGTTATTCAATGTCACGCTGAACATACAGGACGGAGTAGAACTTAGCCACTACTACCCCTACTACAACGCAGAGGGACAGCACGTTGCCAACAAGGTCAGGGGTAGGGCCAAGTCCTTCAAGTGGGAGGGTAGTTCCAAAGGTACCGTTCTCTTTGGTCAACAGGCTTTCGGTTCCTCCAGTGCCAGGGCCGTGACGTTGGTGGAGGGTGAGCTAGATGCCCTCTCCACGTACCAGCTACTGGGATCTCGCTACCCCGTGGTCTCCATCAAGGGCGGGGCAGGGAATGCACTGAAGGATTGCAAGAACAACTACAACTTTCTCAACTCCTTCAAAGAGATCGTCATCTGCTTTGACCGTGACGAGAGCGGGATCCTGGCAGCTAACCAAGTATCCAAGCTGTTCCCTAACAAGAGCAAGGTGGTCACGCTAGACGAGGGCAAGGACCCCTCCGACTACCTGATGGAGAATCGTTCTGCTGACTTCACCCGTAGGTGGTACGCAGCGGAGCGCTATACCCCTGCCAACATTGTCAGGGGCGAGGACCTACTGGAACGCTTGCTTAAACAACCCACCCCTGACAGCCTGACTCTCCCCTGGGACGGCCTTCAAGACCTGACCTATGGCATCCGCAAAGGAGAGATGTGGACACTGACCAGTGGCTCTGGCATGGGCAAGACGCAGGTACTCAGAGAGCTTGCCTTCCACATACAACAGCACACCGAGGATAACATTGGGCTCCTCTTCCTGGAGGAACCACTGGAGGACGCTGCCAGGGGGATGATGAGCCTCTCCGCTGGTAAGCCACTGCACCTGCCCACCACTGACTATACGCAGGATGAGTGGGACAACTCCTTCGAGGAGACGCTAGGCACAGGGAGGTACGTGTTCTTTGATTCCTTTGGATCGAACAACATTGACACCATCATAGACACCATCAAGTATATGTGCCACGCCTGCGGCTGTAAGTATATCTTCCTAGATCACATCTCCATTCTTGTCAGTGACCAGAGCGCAGGCGATGAGCGTAAGGCACTGGACGAGATCGCCACCAAGCTCAAGACCCTGACCATTGAGCTAGACATATGGCTAGGAATGGTCAGCCACTCCAAGCGCCCCAGCGGTAAGCCACACGAGGAGGGGGGTCATACCAGTTTGTCAGAGCTCAGAGGGACAGCCGCAATCGGCCAACTTTCCAATATGGTACTAGGCTTGGAGAGGAATGGGCAAGACTCTGACCTGTACCTGCGTAACGTCACGCTGATACGTGTGCTGAAGAACCGTTTCTCTGGGCTCACTGGACCTGCTTGCCACCTGCACTATGAACGTGACACAGGGCGCTTGACACAGATAGATGATCCTGATACAGATACGGATACAGAGACAGGCTCAGAGGACTTTGAAGAGGTACTATGATGCTTGACTTTCCCATATTAGTTTTAGGCCTGTACATATTCATTATTGTGGGCATCCTGGTGCTGATATCTTACCTGGAAAAAAGGGAACGGTGACGAATGAAACGCCTATTCCTAGACATAGAGACAGACGGGTTTAACCCCACACGTATCTGGTGCGTGGGAACAGTGATGGTGGAGGATAACAAGGATGGCACCACAACAGAGACTGCTAGACTTTTTACAGAGGGAGAAAGAAATCTCTTTACAACTGTTGCGTCACAGGCGGATAAAGTTATTGGGCATAACGCTATTCACTTTGACTTTCGGGTACTTGATCTTCTTTGGGGTATACGTTTTGAACCAGAGCAGGTGCTCGATACACTGGTCCTCTCCCAACTTGCCAACCCAGTCAGAGAAGGTGGCCATTCCCTTGAAGCATGGGGAAGGAAGCTCTCTTTCCCAAAGGTAGAGTTTGATCCGGCCCTCTTCTGCCAAGGGTACACAGAGGAGATGGGGCAGTACTGTATGCAAGATATCAAGCTGACCTGTAAGGTATACAAGGTACTGAAGGATGAGCTACACAAGTTCAGCGGAGATTCCATAAAGTTGGAGCACCGTATCCGTATGATACTAAGTGAACAGGAACTCAACGGCTTTGCCCTTGACCAGGAGAACGCTTGCATACTGGTGGCAGAACTGAACGATGAACTGGTACAGATAAAGGAAGATATGCAGAAGGTGTTCCCTCCTACCAAGGTACAGATGAAGACCAAGGTGAAGTACATTCCCTTCAACCCAGGGTCACGTAAGCAGGTGGGAGAGAGACTGATGGAGAAGGGGTGGGTACCAGTGAAGAAGACTGACCTGGGTACCCCTGTGCTAGACGAGGGCGTTCTCTCTGGCATTGACATGGAAGAGGCACAGATAGTTGGAAGGTATATGATGCTCCAGAAGAGGATCGCACAGATCAACTCTTGGATAGACGCCGTTCACCCTGAGACAGGGAGGGTACACGGGAAAGTAATGACCCTTAGAACTATCACAGGGCGCATGGCGCACGCATCTCCTAACATGGCCCAGGTTCCCTCTGTACACTCTCCCTACGGGGAGGAGTGCAGGAGCCTATGGGTACCCTCCAACGCAAGGAAGCAGAACCTTGTGGGAATAGACGCATCCTCCATTGAACTCAGGATGCTGTGCCACTACATGAACGATCCAGAGTACACAGAGATCGTGGTCTCCGGTGACATACACACAGCTAACCAAGAGAGAGCAGGTCTAAGCTCGCGCTCCCAAGCAAAAACATTTATCTATGCATTTCTCTACGGGGCCGGTGCTGCCAAGATAGGGAGCATAGTGGAGGGTAGCGCCAAGGACGGACAGGCACTTATAGATAACTTTCTAGAGGCTACCCCCTCCCTGCACAAGGCACGGCACAGGGTGACCCTGACCGCTGAGAAGGACGGTATCATCAAAGGACTAGACGGGAGGATGCTCTGGATAAGATCACCTCACGCTGCTCTGAACACGCAGCTACAAGGGGCAGCAGCAGTGGTGATGAAGAGAGCACTGCTTATCTTTCACAAGGAGTTGGCGGCTTCGCCTTGTGCAGGGAAGGCAAAGTTTGTTGCAAATGTTCACGATGAGTGGCAGTTAGAGGTTGACAAGTCCCTGTCAGATATGGTAGGTACTATGGGAATAGAAAGTATCAAGCAAGCAGGAGAATATTACAACTTGAGATGCCCACTGGGAGGCGAGTACAACGTGGGTTCCAACTGGGCAGAGACACACTAAGAACTAAGCAAAGCGTAGGAGGTAGCTTTATGATAACACTGATGGTAGTGATGAGTATATTTGGACTGAATAACCAAGAGTATATGGACAAGGTAGAGGAACAGGTGAACAAGGGATACACCTGGGAGTACCAGGGGTACACTCCTTGGAGCCAGGAGAAGTCTCTCTCTATCCTGATTGAACCACAGTCGGAACCCTTTACAGATGACTTTCCTCCTTACATTTTATTTAAACTTACCAAACCAGAGGAGGACAAGTAGGTGGAGGATCGTGAGAAGATAAAGATACTGGAGCACAACGTATCTGATCTGCAAAAGCAATTGTATAAATCTTACAATAATATTGCAGAACTGACAAAGCAGAACCGTTCCCTTACGCAGCAGAGAAATGAACTTATGCACCACCAGTTAGCAGAGAGTGAGGTCTTACTAAAAGATGATAATAATAAAGATGGGTTGACAACCTATGTAGAAGATGCTATGAACCTTAACATAGAAGCATTCCAGAATATTCTGGATAAACTTAAAGGAGTCTAAAGACCATGCCAATTGTACAAGGTACAGCTTACTGGGCAAAACTTGATCCCACCTCGCCAGCGCAGAAGTATCAGACTACTTCTAAGGAAGACACTGAATGGTGCCTTGACCTGGGGCTGGACAAGAAGGCAGTCAAGTTGATAGAGGACATGAACCCCTCTGCCTCTGTCAAGGACGGTAAGAAAAAGAACCACGCCAGTGGTGGACCCTTCTTCAAG